TTTTACGATATGCAAACTTCCTAGACAATCAGGAAAATCTACTACGATTATTGCATATCTACTTCATTATGTTTTGTTCAATCCAAGTGTGAATGTGGCAATCCTTGCTAATAAGGCTGCGACAGCAAGGGACTTACTTGGTAGACTTCAACTCGCATATGAACATTTACCCAAGTGGTTACAACAAGGCGTCATGTCTTGGAATAAGGGCAGCTTGGAGTTGGAAAATGGTAGTAAAATATTGGCATCTTCTACTTCTGCAAGCGCTGTTCGTGGCGGGTCTTATAACATTATATTTTTGGATGAATTTGCTTACGTCCCATCAAATGTTGCAGAACAATTCTTTAGTTCAGTTTATCCAACAATAAGTTCGGGTAAAACAACCAAGGTGGTGATTGTTTCCACCCCACATGGTATGAACATGTTCTATAAGTTGTGGGTAGATGCGGAAGAAGGCCGTAACACTTATATACCGATTGAGGTTCATTGGAGTGAAGTTCCTGGCCGAGACGAAGCTTGGAAAGAGGAAACGATTAAGAACACCTCTCAAGCACAGTTCAACACAGAGTTTGAGTGTGAGTTCTTAGGGTCTATAGATACCCTGATTACACCATATAAACTTAAACAGCTAACATATAGGTCACCCAAACAATCTAATGCTGGGTTTGATGTTCACGTTCCGCCTAAAGAAGGCAACACATATGTTCTGATTGCAGATGTTTCACGTGGAACAAAAAATGATTACTCGGCATTTGTGGTTGTAGATGTTAGCGAGATACCATATCGAGTGGTTGCGAAGTTTAGGGATAATGAGCTCAAACCTCTTATATTCCCCTCTAAAATCTATGACATTGCGCGAGCATACAATCAAGCATATGTATTGATTGAGGTAAATGACATAGGAGAACAGGTTGCTAACGCTATGCAGTTTGACTTGGAGTATGACAACCTTATTATGGCCAGCATGCGTGGGCGAGCGGGACAGGTCATTGGAGCGGGCTTCTCTGGTGGTAAAGCACAATTGGGGGTAAGAACCACTAAAGCAGTTAAGAAGATTGGCTGTTCAAACCTCAAGCAGTTGGTAGAAGATAATAAACTGATTGTTGAGGATTATGACATCATTAATGAACTCTCTACCTTTATTGTGAAGGGTTCATCCTTTGAGGCAGATGATGGATGTAACGACGATTTGGTTGCATGTCTCTTTATCTTTGCTTGGCTTACAGACCAAACATATTTTAAAGAACTTACTAACAATGATATTCGACGGGTGATGATGAATGAACAGCAGGATATGCTGGAACAAGACATGGCACCCTTTGGTTTTATAGTTAATGGACTTGAGGATGAGAATATCGGTGAGATGATAGATGAGTACTGAACACGGTGGTCACCAATAGTTCGGGATTCCAGTAGAAGTTGGTGAAACACTAAATAAATTCGATTAGGTCATGATGTTTTTTAATATAACAGTTGTAGCATAGGATGACAGACTGATCAATTAGGTGAAACACTTCTTTGCGGCTATCATCGCTTGTTCCAACTCTTTTGGATACCTTGCGTATTTCTGCATCATGCGGCCAGAATTTGAGACAGACATGTTCTGACTCTCCACAATGAATACACGATTTCTGTGTAAGAAATTCATTTAAAAGAAACATTCGTTTCTGATAATTTTTTCGTGACACTTTTTTGATAGTGTCTTTATATTTTTCATAATGTTTATTCATAGTTCTATTTATATGATATAACACTTATAAAAACGAGTTGTGTAAAAGAGGGATTTTATAAATATCCGTATAACAATAACAACTCTTTAAGTTAGGAGTAAAGACATGGGATTTCTAGTATCACCTGGCGTACACGTCAGAGAAATCGATCTTACAAATGTCATTCCAGCAGTATCCACCTCTATTGGTGCTATTGCGGGGCCATTTGCAAAAGGTCCGGTTAGTTCCGTTACTGCAATTAATTCAGAAGAACAACTCTTGCAAACATTCGGTAAACCAAATGGTTCAAATTTTGAGTGGTGGTTCACTGCTGCAAACTTCTTACATTATGGTGACGCCCTTCGCGTAGTTCGCGCAGAATCAGCCGTTCTAAACGCTGGTGCAAATAGTGGTATCCTCATTCGTGATGATGACCATTATGAAGCATCCTTCTCCACGGGACAAGGTTCTCATGGTGAGTGGGCAGCTCGTACTGCTGGTACTTGGGGTAACTCAATCGGCGTAGATATATGCCCCGGCAAACGCGCATTTTCACAGCAACTTGGTTCTCTTAACCTAGTTAACGGTGCTGGTGCAGTTGGTGATCTGTCTATTACAGTTGATGACCAAAATGCATCTGATGCATCAATCATAATCGGAGACATCATTCAGTTCTACGATGCAAGTGCTATCGTTTCAGTAGTTAACGGTGCAATCACAGTTGCTTCTAAAACTCTTACTGTTGATGGTGGAACTGGTGCTCTTGCAGCTGGCCAACGTGTGCTTGGTGCTGGTATTTCAGACGGTGACGAAGTTGTTAAGATTGAATCTGTAACTTCACAAAGTGGTAGTGCTGGTTCGGTTATCGGCGTTGTTGTTTTAGATAAAGCAATCACAGTTGCCGACGGTGTAGCTCTGGTGCTTTCAGCAGCTGCTGGTCATGACAGAGTGGAAACTGGTAATGTCGAGTACGAAGTTACAGCAATTTCTAGTGAAGATTTAACAATTCGTTTGTTAGACGATCCTGCTGGTGCTGGACTTCAGACGATTATTCCTGATAATTCTCTAATTCGTCGTCGCTGGCGTTTCAGTGACTTGTTTGACAGTGCGCCTGGCACATCTGCTTGGGCCACTGCAAATGCTCGTGGTGAAGAGGATGAATTGCATATTGCGGTTTATGACAAAACTGGTGACATCACTGGTTACGATGTTGATGTTAAGGGACAACGAACAAGTTCAGTGATTGAAGTGTGGCCGTCATTATCTAAAAACTCAGCTGCGAAGACAACTCAAGGTGGTAATAATTACTATACAGATGTTATCTTTCGTGGTTCTAACTACATTTTCTGGACAGATCATATTTCTGCTGGTACTAACTGGGGTACAGATGTTGCAACGGGTACGGACTATACAATAGTAAGTGGTGTCACTGTTGATACTTTAACAGGTGGAACGGACGATTACTCTGTTACTGCTGGTGAAGTTGAAGTTGCATATGACAAGTTTGCTGACACAGAAAATCTTGATATCAATCTGATTATGGGTGGTCCAAGTTCAGGTGTTGCAGATACAGAGGCTGGTCAGGATACTCTTGTAACCATGATCACAGACCTCGTTGAAGATCGTAAGGATTGTGTTGGTTTTGCATCACCTTATCGTGCTGCGGTTGTCGGTGTTACATCATCCATCACTCAGACACAAAATGTCAAAAATGCATTTGACAAGTGTCCATCATCTTCGTACATGGTATTCGATAGTGGATACAAGTACATGTATGACAAATACAACGATGTATATCGATTTGTTCCTTTGAACGGTGATACTGCTGGTCTTTGTGCATACACAGATGGTGTTGCAGACCCTTGGTTCTCACCAGCGGGTTATAATCGCGGTAGTGTTCGTGGTGCAATAAAGCTTGCATATAACCCAATGAAAGCGGATCGTGACATTCTTTACAAGGCTCGGATTAACCCAGTGGTTGACTTTCCTGGCCAAGGTGTTACACTCTTTGGTGATAAGACTGCTCTTACAAAACCAAGTGCATTTGACCGCATTAATGTGCGCCGACTGTTCCTTGTTCTTGAGAAAGCAATCGCTACTGCTGCTAAGTATATGCTCTTTGAGTTCAACGATGAGTTTACACGGGCACAGTTCCGTAACATGGTCGAACCCTTTCTACGAGATGTACAGGGACGAAGAGGTATTTTCGACTTCAAGGTGGTCTGTGATTCGACTAATAATACTGGTGAGGTCATTGACCGCAACGAGTTTATTGGAGACATCTATATCAAACCCGCTAGGTCAATCAACTTTATTACACTAAACTTCATCGCCGTTCGAACAGGTGTTGCGTTTAGTGAGGTAGGAGGTTAATCATGGCAAACATAGATGACTTTAAAGCTAATCTAATCGGTGGTGGTGTACGCCCCAATCAGTTTCGGGTAACAATTACTCCACCAGCTGGTATTGCAATCGGACTTGATGTTCGTAGAACATCTTTTCTTGTAAAGGCATCAGTATTACCAGAAAGTACAATCACTGAAATCGAACTCAAGTTCCGTGGTCGTACAATCTACATGGCTGGTGATCGAGCAGCCCCAGACGCTTGGACAACCACGTTCTATAATGATACAGACTTTATGGTTAAAAATGCAATTGAACGGTGGTCGAATGGTATCAATGACTTTGCACTGAATACTGGTGTAATTGCTCCTGCGGATTATCAGACAGATTTAACTGTAGAACAGCTGGATAGTGACGATACAATTCTGAAGACATACATCTTAAAAAACTGCTGGCCGATAAATATTGGTACAGGCATTGCATTGGATGCTACAGCTGAAAACACACTTGAAGAATTTGAAGTTTCTTGGAGATATCAACACTTTGAAGCATCCGGCGTCAACTTCTAATTTGAACCTACTAAATAGACGGTAGGAGATACAAACATTATGGCAGAATTATTCGGCTTTTCAATACAAAAAGCACAGAAGGATCAAGGGCCTCGTGAAAAAACTTTCACGGACCCTACTTCTGATGATGGCGCAATTGAGATTGCGGGGGGAGGATTCTTTTCATCTGTACTAAATACAGATGGACGGGAACGCAATGACCTTGATCTTATTCGTCGTTACAGAGATATATCTATGCAATCGGAGTGTGATGCTGCGATTGAAGATATTGTGAATGAAGGTATTATTTCAAACCTTAATGACATTCCAGTTAATATAGATTTACACAATCTACAATATTCAGAAAAAATCAAAACTAGAATTAGAGCAGAATTCAGTGAAGTTCTGCGACTTCTCAGTTTTGGTGAAAAGGGACACGATATTTTTCGTCGGTGGTATATCGATGGGCGCATCTACT